AGCGACTAACCGGAGGACGAAATGACTGATCCGAATCTCATCAACGCCGCCATCTGCCTCGGGCTCGCCGCGGCGGTCCTGCTCAGTGAGCGCGCCTATCACCGCCATGAGCAGCGCAAGGCCAATGTGGAAAAGCTGCGGGAGCGGCTGGTCATCCGGCGTGTGCGGAGAGCGTTCTGAATGCTCCGCTGGATCATCTTCCTAGAAGCGCTGATCATCGGCTTCCATTATCCGCCATCGGGTGCGTTGTGGTGAGCCGCGCGGGCCAAGAGTGGTCACGGCTCGGGCGCAATCTGCGCGGCCTGCGGCGCGATTCGGCAATCTCGCTGATGTTGAAAGGCGCCGAACGCTACATTGCGCATGCGCCGCCGAATCTTGAAGCGGCGCATGCATTCAATCGTCTCCTCGACGCAATCGGCGATTTGCGAAAGGCTGAACTGGCCGACTTGGAGAGGGATGATCCATGATCACCGAAACCACGACCGAAATCGAGGCCAGAACAGCTCGTAACGTGCTGATCAAAACCTTCGCTGACCGCAAGTTGGCGCTGGACTGGTGGGAGGATAACGCCTCGGTCTTCCCCGGCGCCGCCCTCTTCGAAATCACCACCGAAACCCGCGTCTCGCGCCGCTGTCTGCGGAAGACGACGCTGAAGCTCGTGGGGAGCGCATGAAGGTCTGGACCTATCGCGCCACCGAGGACGACGCGCCTGACGGCATCCAGTTTGTCGCCCGCATCCAACATAGCGACGGGACCATGCACCCGGTGGTGTTCGCCGGGGCCGACCTCGCGATGGTCCAAGCCCGCGCTGAAGCGTGGTGGGCCTTAGAGCTGGCGAAGGCCGAAGCGGCTTCCAGACGTGGGGCCAATCTGCGCCACAAGCCTGCGGCCGCATCTGACGCACCGGCCTCCGACAGTATGGACGACGCAGAGCTGATCGTGCTTTGATCTACGCGCCAGAACCGAGGGAAGACCGAATGCCAGACACCACCTCAACGCAACTCGTGGAGACGCGCGAAGCCTCTCTCATGGAGGTGATCTCCCGAGCCGCTTCCGATCCGAACGCAGACGCCGACAAGATGGAGCGCCTGCTGGGCATGTATGAGCGTATTACGGCCCAGCAGGCAAAGATGGCCTACACGTCCGCACTGGCCGAGATGCAGCCAAACCTACCGGTAATCGACCGCAAGGGCCGAATCACCGTTCCGGCCAAGGCCGGCTTCCACGAAGGCCACTCAACGCCCTACGCGCTGTGGGAGGACGTGAACGATGCCATTCGTCCCGTGCTTCACGATTATGGCTTCGCGCTCTCTTTCCGCATCGGGCTAGCCGATGACGGGAAGATCACCGTCACGGGGGTCCTGAGCCACCGGGAGGGGCATCAGGAAGAAACCACCATCACGCTCATGCACGACAGTTCGGGCAGCAAGAACGCCGTCCAGGCGGTGGGCTCTTCGACGTCCTATGGCAAGCGCTACACGGCCATGGCGCTGCTGAACATCACCAGCCGGGCGCCGATGGACAAGGACGACGACGGAGACGCCGCTGATCCCAACTTCTGGATCACGGAAGAACAGGTGGCCGATCTCGTGGCGCTCATGGAGGAAGTCGGAGCCAACCGCGACAAGTTCTGCAACTTCCTTAAGGTGGACACACTCGCACGCCTCCCGAAGAAACGCTTTCAGGAAGCCGTCAAAGCGCTGGAAGCCAAGCGCAAGGCCGCGCCGAAGAAGGCGGACCCGGAGATTGTTCTGTGACGCTGGAAATCTTCGACTGCGAACAAGGCTCTGACGAATGGTTCAAGTGCCGCCTTGGCACTCCCTCAGCATCGAACTTCGCGACCATCATGGCGAAGGGCCGCGACGGGAAGTCGCCCAGCCTCACCCGCAAAACCTACCTCTATAAGCTTGCCGGCGAGATCATCACGGGCAAACCCTCTTCCAACTACAAGAACGCCGCCATGGAACGGGGCAATGAGATGGAAGCCGAGGCGGCGGCTCACTACGCCTTCACTCGCGACGTTGAGTTGACCCAGATAGGCTTCGCAAAGCGTGGGCAGATGGGGTGCTCACCGGATCGGCTCATCGCTGATGAAGGCGGTTTGGAGATCAAGACCGCTGAGGCGCATATCCTGATTGAGCATATGTTCCGCGACGATATTCCGCCTGAGCATGTGGCCCAGGTCCAAGGGACGCTGATGATCCTTGAGCGTCCATGGTGGGATACAATTATCTATTGGCCAGATATCACGCCCCCAGTGTTCCGCTCCGTTCCCGACCGCGCCTATCAGGCCAACCTCAAGGGCGAGATCGACCGCTTCAACGATGAGCTTGCGGCGGTTGTGGAGAGGGTGCGGGCCTACGGCGCATGAGCATTCTTCCGATCCCTTGCATGTTCGCTGGTGGCCATTTCATCCCGCTAGCCAGCCACAAGCGATATACCTCCGAGACGTTCGGAGACGGGGAGGTCGTAACCCTTTCGCCAATCGAGGACCGTTCGGCGGCTTCGCACGGCCACTTCTTCGCTCTTCTGCACCAAGCGTGGATCAACCTTCCCGAGGAATACGCCGAGCGGTTTCCGAGCGAAGAGCACCTTCGCAAGTGGTGTCTGATCAAGTCGGGACACCGAGACGAGCGCACGACTGTATGCGGCACCAAGGCCGAAGCCGAGCGTGTGGCGGCCTTCATCCGCCCCATTGACGATTACGCCATTGTGGTTGCCAGAGAGGCCACGGTGACCGTCTGGACGGCCAAGAGCCAATCCATGCGGGCCATGGGGAAAGACGCTTTTCAACAATCGAAGGACGACGTTCTTCGCGTGCTCTCAGAACTGATTGGATCCGACGTAACCATCCTGCACAATGCTGCCTAGGAGGGCGCCTTGTTCGAACTCAAGATCACCGCTGCAACAATTGAAGAACTTATGGCCAAGGCATCTGCCTTGGGCGCTCTGGGGGCAACAACGGCGATTCTCTCCCTCGACGTCCCGCTTCCCGAACCGAAGCTTTCATCTCCCGCTGAACTGGCAAAAGCGCGGCGCGGACGTCCACCTAAGGCTCAAGCCGAGCCCGAAGAGGCCATGCACGCGTCTCAGCCAGAGCCCGTTGCTATGGACACGCCTATTTCGGCCGATGCGCTGATAGAGGACCGCCCTACCGAGACGGCTTCTGCCCCGCTTGCGGAAGTCGAACCGGCTACGTCGGAAACTGCACCCCCTGCGTCCGACGATGGGCAGGAGGCCTTGGGCTCTGGCCAGTCACCACAAGCGGAGGTCCAAACCGCACCGGCCTCGGACCAGGGGGATATCCCTGATTACATGCGCGACGGACCCTCCACCATCGAACAGGCGCAAGCCGAACTGGACGCCGGGGGACCGGAAGACGAGTGGCCCGATGACTTCCGCGACTTCACCGAGATCGTGGACACCGGCGCCACGACCTTCACGGAGATCAAGAAGGCGCAGTCGGTGTTCTTCAACTCCGAGACCTTCAAGACGATGGCCCCGGAAATCCAGAACCGGCTCCGGGCCAACATCTGGACCACCTGCATCGACCGCAAGGAGCAAGGCACGCTCACCGGGGTTCCGGACGTCTTTGACGACGTTTCCGCGTTCCGGCTGGCGCTTGAGACGTGGACCGATCCCGAAGCCATCAGCGGGACCTACGCGATGCTTCAGAAAGGCGATGCGTGGAGCCGCACGCCGCCCACAGCCCGCGAGACCATCGACAAGGCCGTACAGATTAGGTTGGGGGCAGTCTGATGCTCCATAGGCCGCATTCCGCAAGGTCCCCTAGCCTAGGGCCAGGATGCGGTTGAGACCCCGCTCTGCCTCTACCGTATAGCGCGTCTCCAGTATCTCAGACTGGCGGGAACTGCGCGAGGCGTCTATTTCTCGCCTCGTAAGTGCGCGGGTCGGTCGCAACGACTCGTCGGGCCGGGGATGTGGTCAGACACACCCCGGTCCATGCGCTTTTCTTCTACCTGAAATCGGTGATGGTCAAGGTTTCCGGCAGCTAGCCACAGCTGGTTCTAAAATCGTGAGCCGCGCCCGTCTTTCCGCGTTCGCCGCGAACCGCATCTGCGCTCTGATAGCCGGGTCCTTCTGGGACTTCACGTTATCATCCGCGTAGTGCTCCGGAGCCGGCGGAACGGTATCCGTGATGCACGGGCGGCTGATCGGCGTGAGGACGGACCCGATCTTGGGAACGGTCCCGCAGCCGCCGAGCAACAGCATGAGGAACACCAGCGCCAGGGCGACGCCAAGCACGACGGCGGTTGAGGGCTTCATTCGTCCTCCCGGTGCGCGAGGGCTTCAGCCGCGATCAGGCGTTTGCAGACATCGCCCTTCGGGAGCGGGGAGCTGATTCGCTTGGCCGCAGCCACGCGGGCATTTGCTTCCCCAATCGCCGCCTGAACGCTGCGCTCCATCTCGGCAATCCTGGCGTCTGACCTGTCCTTCTCAGCCTTGATCGCCGCGTTCTGTGTCTCCTGCGCCTTTTGACAGGCTCCATAGGCTTCCTGCCACTTCACCCGCTTTGCGCCCTTCGGAGCGTTGGCCGCGAGCGGCATGTAGAGTGCTGCGCGAGCCCGCGAGAGATCGGCCTTGGCGTTGTTGATCCGGAATGTCTGGATGCCCAAGAGCGCGATCACCGCCCCAATCGCCACGATCTTCAGGTTCTCACCCTTGGTGAACCATCCGAGGAGCGCCAGCGGCCACATCAGGTCATCGCCCGGCTGCTGTGCTTCTTCCAAAGCACAACGAGGAACCCGAGGATCGCCGCGACTGCCGCCACGGTAGACAAGTTCGAGATGACGTTCTGCACCATGTCCGAATCCGCTGCAAACGGCCGAATCACATCGATGCCTTGCA